GGAAGAGTAGACACAACATAAAATAGTTTTACAGTACCTTGCATACCCCCCTATCTCCTCTTCATTGTTTTCAATGCTAGTTTCAGATTTTTTTCAAAAGTTCTACCAATGCCTCGCTTCTGTCCAAAGACTACACCATCAACAGTTTTCTTAAATGGAAACTTAGGTCTGTATTGTGCCTGACCTACATAATTAGCTACCATTCTTATTCTTTGTCCTGAAGGATTAGATTTATTTCTGCCATACCTTTCCCAGATACCACGATTATTTTCACCTGTTAAACCTTTTGGTATGCCGTCAAAGAATTTTTTCTTATCATCAAATAATTTATTTCTTGTTGCTTTAGTTAGGTTACCAAACTTATTAAGCTTGATATTCTTAGTAGGTACAATAATTCTTTTGTTGTTAGGTTGTCTTGTGCCACCTTTGATTTGAAACTTCATGTACTTCTCTCTGGCAGATTCTACAAATACATAAGCAGTTAAATTCTTTTTAGTAGATTTTCTAAATCTAAATCCACCTACAGTAAATGGAGTAGCACCACCTTCAAAAGTATCTTTGGCTTTTTGTTTTAAACCTTCTGGATTGTTTCTATCTATTGAAGCAAAAGCAACTTCATTGATTGTTTTAGATATTACAAAAGGTAGTTGAGTCCTTTGCATACTATTAAGACCTTTGCTAAGTTTTTTGAAATCTGCTGATAATTTTAAATCCATAACTAAGAGGTGCAGAGAAAGGAGAAAAATATATCAGGGAGAGATTCTCTGCACCAATTATGTTTATTATATATTTCTTTCTTTATATTCAACAATGTTTTTACACCACCAATATAGTTGAGCATCATTTAATGTGGACTTCATATAATTAACAGTACGACAGACTAATTGTATATTGCCAACAACATAATCTTTATTAGAATCTTTACGATCTATTGAACAGGCATAATCGGTACTACCACCCCCACGATGCCAAGTCATATTGATGCCTGATAAATTACAACGACCTTTCTGTTGATCCCACAATTTGTATATATAATCTACTTCTATATCCCATTTAATATCTGAGTTTCTTCTGCTGGATTTTAGTTGTGTGAATAATAATTTTAAATAACTATATGGTGTTTGATTTTTAGTATTAGTTCGCTTTTCTTGAGTACAGGTTCTACATTCTGTTCTGGCATAGTCACCTTTAGCATTAGAACTCTTTTCAAACATATCGCTTGGTAAGGTTCTTAAACAGTAGCTACATTTCTTTTTGCTCATCTGTATTAGGTTTATATGAGAGTATTGTAGGCAATAAACCTTGTTTTGTTAATGTTACAAACTGTTTAAATGTATGGACATCTATCATGTTTAATAATTCATCTGCTGATACTACAATTGAATATTTACCAAATTGTTTTTGAACATTCTTTTTACCAGCTTCATCTTTACAAACAAATACTTCTCTATCTGTTTCCTGATGTATTAGTTTCCATGTATCAACAGGCAAAGGCATAACACCTTCCTTGAGTAGTTGATCCTTTAGAGAAGTCCATGCTCTTAACATCATAGATGTCATTTTGCCTAAATCCCTTGATTTATCAGGGAATGAGAGAGCAAGACTATATTTGGTTTGCGCTAGTTTAAACCTTTTTTGGAATTCTGTATTGACCAATCTAACAGGTTCATCAACACCAAAGTCAGTAACTAATTGCCTTTCAAGCTGATTGATGTCTTTTATTATTTCTATTACAGATTCAGAATACATATTTTTAATTTGGTTTATGTTTCATAGTTGTCGTTTGTTGTTTTATAAAAACAACAACAACCAACCACTTTTCTATGAAATTGCACCTAAAACCACCTGTTTTACCAACCAAAACAAACCATTTACAAACCTTTTTCATCAATACATTTTATGATTTTATTTGTCAAAAATTCTTGATTATTTTCAAAATGTAAAAAATCCGCCCTTATTAATCTTGCAGTAGTCTTATCTTCATTGTTTATCTGCAAAACTATTTTTTTTATATCGTTTGCAACAAAAGCAAAAATTTGTACATCTTCAAATGGATATTCTTGCCATTGTGATAAAACTCTATCTCCATTTGATCTATAAGATATATTCTTTCTTCTTGTTTCATATTGATAAACTTCTTTATCTTTTCTAAATGATGACCCTTTTACCTGTACTGTATAAAATTTTCCATTTTTTCTTATTGCAAAATCAATTACATTTGATTCAGGTGCAGAAAAAACATCAAATTCAAAATAAGAAAAAAAAGATTTAGCTAAAAATTCAGCACCATCTCTATCATGGTATGTGTAATATCTATCATTGGAATCTTCGATATAACATTCTTCATTGTTAAAAAAATCATTTTGTATCATTAAAATATCTCCGAGTTATATTCGTTAGTTTGATAACCTTTGCCCTTCTCATAAGTCAAAACATCTTGGTCTACTAACTTTCTAAGCCATGTTTTTACTGTTGAATCATTTAGATTGGTTATCTTAGTTATCTCTGCTTGTCCTAGCCATACTGTTGCTGGCTCAGATGCTTTATCTTGTACAGATTTAACAGCATCAATAATTGTTTGTCCTTTCTCAGATACTTTTGTTTTCTTCGGCATATCACCAGCATCGATAAGTTCCAATGCACCTGATGTCATATCGTGAAATGGTAGTTTCTGTTCTATAAATTTAAAGTTTTTAGGCATTATAGGCTTACCATCTTTGACTAATGTTTGACTAAATTCAACAAACATATCACTGCCTAAATTGGTTCTAGCCACTCTGTATTCCCAATCAACAGATGCTTGAATAACAGAACTACCTCTTGCCCTAGTAGATGTACCATGCCCTGTGTGATGCACAATGGCTACGCAAGTAGAATATGAATCTCTAAGATCATCTATTCTTTCAATAAAGGCTGACATATCCTCTGTTGAGTTTTCATTACCAGCACCAAAGTTTCTTTGTAAAGTATCAACAATAATCATTCTGACCTTACCTGATTCATCTTGCGTTCTATCAATCGTATCTTTTAATAATTGATGGTCTTTATCATCTAATAATCTTGCACCCCTAGTAGATATTAGTAATGGTGCATCTTTTATATGTATTGCATTTTGTTGTTGCCAACTAAGAAATCTTCTACTTATTGCCCTTGTACCTTCACCTGCTAAATAAACTACTGAACCTTGTGTTGTTTCATGTCCATGCCAATTACGACCCAAAACAATATTACAAGCTAAATCTACAGTAACAAATGATTTACCACTCTTAGGTTGTCCAAAGATAGCTACAACAGAATCTTCTTCACATATATCTTTAACTACCCATTTTGGTGCAGTAATATTTTGCATAATGTCATTGACCTGTATTAGATCAAAAGACACTCTCTTCTTTACTTGATTATTCAAACAATAATCTAAAAACTGTTGCGATGACGAAAAGAAGTCATTGACCTTTGCATCGTATAAATCATCTTTATCTTTAAACTCTCTTGGTGGCTTTACCACAATAACTTCTTTAGCTAATTGACTCAGCTTCTCTTTAAGTTCTTCTGCGCATTTCTTACCTGCTTCATCGTTATCAGGAAATATTATTACCTTACGATTCTGTAAAGGTCTCCAATCTTGTTTATCTAAATTATTAACGCCACCATGCCATGTACAAACATCACCATCATATATACTGCTACAACCTAAAGAAGCTTTTTCTCCTTCATTAATGATTACATAATCTTCTGGCTTGTTATTATCACAATAGATGGGTAGTAAACCATCAGGTCTTTTCATGTGCCATTCATTACCTATTTTAGAAAATGGTGCATATTTTTGCTTAATTACATGACCTTCTGGAAATCTCATAACGCAAAAAGTATCTGAATAGCGTGTAAATATCTCCGCTTCTTCTTTGAAGCGAAACATATCTTTATCAGTATATTTTCTCGTAGGTTTGTTAGGTGGTAATTTTTCTAATGGTTTATATTCTTTTAGAAAATCATCAGGATCAAGACCACGATTCTTAATGAATTCTATGAGTCCATAACCCTGATTATTTTCAAAATCAAAGAAAGTTCCTTGTTCAAGATTTAAAGCAAGACTGCCTTTAGAACCCCAGCGATAGTATGAGCCATCCTTTTTAGATGGCTCTCCTAGTATTTGCACCGCTATCTCAGGTGCGATTTTCTCCCAATCTAATTCCAAGATACACCAATTTAAAAAGGTATCTCTTCAGAATCAATACTATCTAAAACAGGATGTGATTGTTTGGTGTCACCATCTGAACTTTTTGGGAGAAAATTATCAGATTGGCTTTTGCCATTTTGATTGTCAGATGGTGACGTATCATACCCAATACTAGGTATAACAAACTCAGCAGGTCTATCTTTAAAACCTGCAAATTCAAAATTTGGTATAGCTGTCGAGCCTTTACCAACAGAAATACTTTCTGATCCTGTCCATTTAACAACAGGTAACTTACCCTTGTTCTCTGGTTTCTTAGATTCAGCATAAAAACTAGCACCCATACTTTGAAAACCTTTAAATTCACCGAAGCTATGTCTTTGCCATAAACCTACTGATTGTGTAATGTTTTGATTGCCTTCTACATATTTTGGTAATACCCAAACAGAAAAAGCTTTTTTATATTCTTCATCAGGTCTTGCTATTGGTGTATATATATCTTTTTGCCAGACATAAGAATAACCTTCGCCTGATGTGTATTTACCCCAGCCAATTTGGATAGTATCAATATCAACCATAAAATAATTGACATCTATTCTTTCGTCACCACGATACCAACATTTTTCTTGGAAGTGATGTTTTATATAATGGCTATCTTCTGAATCAAAGCCTTCAAATGGATTGTCTGTCATGTTATATCTC